GTTAGTGTAATTTTTTCTTTATATTTTGTATATGGATGTAAGCTGTGTGCTGCTTCCATATTCGTAAGCGAAGAAAAAACGGAGGAATTTGAATGAGCATAGACATCGCAACATTGGCGAAGAGAGTTGCCGCACTTGAGGGTCGGATCGCCGCCGACAAGAAGGAAGATGATTCGGAAGAAGTGAAGGAAGCCAGCGAGCGTCAGGTTCTTGCGGCTCAGATCGAAGCACTTGAGTTGAAGCTCAATGCTGCTGATGATTCTGACGCCGATGACAAGGCCGATGAAAAAGTTGAAGACAAGGCCGACGAGAAGAAGGCGTCCTTGGTTGATCCTGACGGCGTGGAAGAAGAAATCACGCAGAAGTATCTTACTGAAGTCGAGGACCTCGAACACGGAACGGAATTGGCGACCAACGACTCAACGTTGGATGCGGCTCCGACGGGTTATGTGGCACGGCTGAAGAGTGCGTCGGCTCGGCTTGATGTCGTTGCCGAATATCTTGAGAAGTCTGGACGGACGGCAATGGCTCTGCGTATCGACAAGATCGCTGATTCGATTGACGCTCGTGTGGCTAAGTTCGAATCAAAATCATAAGAAGTATCACACAAGGAGGACAGAAACATGAGCAGAGTTAGACTTACATCCCGTGACCGGTCGGCGGCAGATCAAACGCCTTATCCCGGCAATGTCAACCAGCCTGACCGTAAGGACCCAAGTTGGGATCAGTATCACACTTTCGAGCAGAAGGTGAATCACGAGCTTCCTGACATGCGCCATCAGTGGCAGGATGACAGCCGTGATGATATTGGTTTCGGCGTTCCAGAGGCGTGGGGTAAGTCCCCGACTGTCGCTTCGGTTCGTGTCGCTGCCAATAAGGCTGTCCGTGTGGCCATGCTGTTGCTTGGTGAGAAGGTCGCCGACGACGTAGTCGAGGCGCAGGCTCACGACTTTATGGCAATGGGTCCGAAGGCAATGGATCGCACACTTCAGCGTTTTGCAGATACTCAGACGCTTTATGCCGAAGATGAGAAGTCTGAGGAAAAGGCTGACGAGAAGGTCGAAGATAAGGCTGATGAGAAGAAGGCAGCCGACGAGAAGGTCGAAGATAAGGCCGATGAAAAGGTCGAAGATAAGGCCGATGAGAAGAAAGCAGCCGATGAGAAGGTTGAAGATAAGGCTGACGAGAAGAAGGATGATGGCAAGGATATGAAGGCGATGATCGCCTCTATTGTTGCCGAAGCCCTCAAGGCCGCTCTCCCCGACTTCATTCAGAAGAAGGTGGACGAGAAGAAGGATGAGAAGAAGGACGAGAAGAAAGCCGCAGATGAGAAGGTAGAAGATAAGGTCGAGAAGACCGAAGAGAAGACCGAAGAGAAGAAGGCGGCTACTGAGTCCCAATTCAAGCCTACTATCGAAAAGCCTGGTTCAGAGGAGCAACCCAAGGTTGCCGCTGATGAGAAGATTGACGAGAAGGTCGACGAGAAGGTCGACGAGAAGAAAGCTTCTGCAACGAGGACGGGAATGAATGAGTTCGACATCGAGCTTAGCGCTTCGATGGAGGATGAGGTTGCTCCTGACCCTGAAGCAGACGAACGGTTGGCTTCTGTGCTGTTCTCCGAAGGGACGACAGCGGGGACCTCAGACCGCAAGGTCGAGGCTTCCCAGAAGAAGGCCGGCATATCGAAACTCGGCGGGCAGCCGAGAGTCGCCTCCGCTCGTGCGGACGGCGTCGACATCAGCTCCATCTGGCAGTCGGCTCCAGATGTCAGCGAAGCGTTCAAGTAATGAATGCCTCACGCCCCTCACGGGGCGTGAGTTTGAAACAAGTAATAGCCGTTTGTTGAATCAAAAAGGAAAGAGGGGAATTAAGAAATGTCACTGACTATCCTAATTCGTGGGCAGCTTAACTCTATTCCTGTTCTGTCGGACGCTTGCTTTACCAAAAGCAACTACAACGTGAACACGAATACGACGTTGAGTGTCAATACTCCTCGGGGCATCCTGGGTGGATCAGTCGCAGCGGTCAGCGCTGGACTGGACTACACAGTTGTTCCGATGACGACCGCTCTGCAACCTGTTGGATTGTTCGTCAACGACGCTGCCGGTGCAGCGTTCGAGAACAGCCCGGCGGTAGCTAGTGGTAAAGTAGCCGTTATGAAGGCTCTTGCATCGGTGGAAGTTGACGTGTATGAGACTAAGAATGCGAACGCAAACGCAGACCTGGCTTATGCTGTTGGCGACCTCCTGTACGGTTCGGCCCAGGGCTTCCTGACGAAGGAAACCACGGCGTCGTCTGTGTTGATCGGGGTAGTCACCAAGGCCCCATCAACCTCAAGCCCGACCTTGGGATTGGACATGAGGCTGTAAGGAGGATATCACCATGGCTGTAGACAATCAAATGAAACAAGACATCATCTCCCAGTACATCCGCACCGCCGCAGGGCGTCAGCGTTTGGCAGCGAGCATGATCCAGCCTCTCCGTCGTCGGAGAGACTACATGTCGGTTGGTCGTAAGGCGTTCTTCGTGGAAGCTCTCCCCGATGGCGCACTGCCGATCTACGACAAGGACCCGAACATCACGGCATACGTGGTTGGCGAAGAGGGTGAGAACATCGTGGCGGTTGCAAAGCCGAAGCGTGTGCTGTTCCCTCTGTTCGAGATCGCCTCGAACCCGGAAATCCAGCTCACGGAGATTAAGCAACGTCGGTTCGATCTGATCGAACGTTCGGTTGACTTGGGTAAGGCGGAGATTCAGGCTGAGGAGGACCGCAAGGTTTTCGCAGTCATGGACGCTCTGTCTGCTGACCCGACGAACCCGAATCCTGTCATTCCGGTGACTGGCAACCTGACCGCAAACGCATTGGCTGACGCCTTCGCAAACGTGGAACGCACCGACATCCGTGTCGCTACCGTGTTCCTGAATGCCAAGGACTACGCCGACCTGCGTAAGTGGGATCGGGACACGCTGGACATCGAGACTCAGGCGATTCTGTTGAAGACGGGTCTGATGGCGACGCTCTGGGGAGCAAAGCTCATCGTGTCACGTATCGTGCCGGAAGGTACGGTCTACGTGTGCGGCGAAGCAGAGTTCTTCGGTCGTATCCCGGTTCGCACGGAGTTGACGGTCCTGTCCGCCGACGATCCTAAGAACCGTCTGATCGGATTCTCGATCTTCGAGCAAATAGGCATTGGGGCGTACAACCCCTTCGCACTCCAAGTTTTGAGCATTACCCGCGTGTAGAAATAACGCGAGTGTGAGTC